TCAGGCTAACCTCCACGCCCGGCGGCGTTCTGTTCGTGGCGCTGAGTCTGGGTGACGCTCTACAGGTTCGTCGTCTGCATGATCCACCAGCGAGTAACACGGATAGATAACGCCCCATCCCCAGGCATCACCTACAGCATAATCAGCAGGCTTGCTACTATCCCATCGCGACAAAACATGCCTGATTGAATTAGTCGGTACGCTGTAGCACACGCCGTGTATCAGCCGCGGCAATGAGATAAAGTCAGATCGAGTCTTATCAGCGACAATTAGCCGTTCGGCTATATGCTTCTGGTACTGAGGCGGGCGCCCGGTGCCCAGATAAAAGCTTACGAGTGCCTCGGGAAAACGGGATAGCCATTGCTCCACCAGCTCAGTAAATCCAGCGACAGGACGCGCGTCATCTTCGACCACTACAACGCGGCATGACTGCCCGTCAGCCCATTCAAGCGCACGGCGGTGATTCCAGTTCGCACCGTGGTTACCACTATCAATCAGGAGGACGGCACCGAGAGATTCAGCCAGACACAATGCCTGCTTATGTCGTGAGTGGTGGCCAACCACAACAAACTTCACTTGTGTTTCCACCATGCGGCCTCCTTACCGATACCATCAGTTTTGAAAACGGTATGTACCTGAGGGCCGGTGACCAGCCTGTCAGCGAATGACTGCGCGACAATACCGAACGCCAGCATGTCGCCCACCGCGGCGCCAGCCTGTTCTTTCTTCCAGAAACGATAACTCTCGATCCGGTAGTAAAGACGGATGATGCCGTGAACAAACGCCATCACATCAGCGCGGGTACCACCCAGCAGCCCAGCGTTAAGCATCACATCGTTGCGGTGCGCTTCAATGAACTCCTGATAGATGCTCTCCGGGTGATTCTGCTTTGCCCAGGTGTCGGCGTAGGTCTTTGGTTCTGAACCGACATACACCTTCCCGGGCTTCATGTCTTCCCACGGCGCGCGAAGCATTTCGACATCGGTTCCATCGGTACACCAGACCAACCGGTATTCAGGGTGATCGCGCAGATGCTGCCAGATATGCAGCCAGCGCCGGAAGTAGACATTCATCTTCACGTCAACAACGCGGTAAAGCTCAACGTTTGCCGGAGCCGCCTGCAGTTCATCCACCAGCGCGACACGCCCACAATTCCGAAGTGATGAGGCCCATTTAGCCAGCATGTCAGGAGAGGCGGTCATTTTCGTACCGCGCTGCGGGTCGGGCTGGCTGGTCAGTAGCGTAGTGATAACCACGTCGCGCTGAGATCGATATTCGGCATAGCCTGTATATCCTGAATCCCGGCGCCGCCCGTAAATCACAGCGTTTTTCTTATCGAGCGCCTCACGTTCAGGCCTGGGTATACTGCGAGCGCCTTCTTCGTACTCGTCCATTGAATGAATCAGCTTTTCAGAGCCAACCACATCAGCGAACGCCCACGACGTTAAGCCTGCATTGTGAATGCGTAGCGCCAGATCGGGATGCTCGTACATACCGCGCCCATATACCTGATCGAACCCGCCCACCTTCTCGATAACGCTGCGGTGGTAGTACAACATCACGCCACGCTGCCCGGTGTAAGCAATATGCTTATCATCCCGGTACAGAACGGTCATATCGTTAATCTTTCGCGGACCAGCCAGATCGAGAAACTGATAAGCCAGATGCGGCTCTTGGGAATCGATGTAAGGCAGATGCCAGTTATCAGCAATAGGCCAGGCGTCATCATCCCATAAAAAAAGATGCTCGCATCCGGCATCCATCAGCGCTGACAGGCTGGCATTCTTCGAAGCAACAATGCCGATCGATGTTTCATGGCGAAGCAGCTGCACGCAGTCAGGCACGACGGCGGCAGGTTTTGAACCATCATCAACAACAACCACCAGCGCACCTGCTGGCAGATGCTTCTGGTGCTGCTCAATGGCACGCTTTAAAACGTCTGGTCGGTTGTGAGTAGTGATGGCAACTCCAATTCGTGGCTTCGATACTGAGCTGAACGGGATGTAAGGCACCCCATCCACCAGAACATTGTGTTGCATGAGTTACCACCCGCGGGAATTTCGGAGCTCAGCGAGATCGATACGTATCGGCTTTCCTGTACTCTTTTCTTTAAGCATGAAGGTAACCTGAAGTTTCGCAGGAGCCTGGGCACCAACAGACTGCAGGATTTTTGCATCGAGCTGGTCAGAAAGCAGCTGACCATCTACAGCCAGGCCAATACCAGAGAAGTGATCACCGTTGTATAGCATCGCTAATTGGATATCTTTGGTTTTGCTTTTTAGGTCTTCGCCAGCACGCTTAGCTCCATCTTGAGCAGCAGACTGAGCAGCATTTTTCAGCGCATTTTTCAAAATACCTTCGACGTTCTCGTCGGTACCACGCTCAATGCCAATTTTCATCTCATAGGTTGTGCTGACACTACCATTGTTTGAAGTCAGCGCGCTTCCGATCTTCGCATTCGTGATGCTACCGTCCTGGATCATCGCGTCGCGAATAAATACCTGGCCGTGATTAATTATCATCGTTCCGTTTTTGTCGTGCGACCAGCCATCTTTCAGAGCCTTAAATGCTTCGCTGTTACGGATTTTTTCGTCCAGTTCATCAATAACCTTTTGTGCGTCTGTAGTGTCCATCTCAACGCCAATAGTGATTGCAGCGCAATATTGCTGATCCACCTGCTTACCAAAACGCGTATTGACCAGATGCTCAATAGCAAACTTTTGCCCTTCAGCAGTCAGGAAGGTGAAATAATTTTCCTTTTGATACTCCGTCGCGGTATGGCGTGTTTCAGCGAATCCCAGTTCCCGAAGCTCAGCAGCACCAGATTTAGCTGGCAGGTCACCAGACTGAAGCGCGCCACGGAAAAACAGCGCATAAAGAACATCCGTTGCAGCGCCGGACAACGTAATGATTTTCTGACCCATGATTTATTTCCTTTTAGGCGTGAGCCTGTCGCACGGCAAAGCCGCCGAAAGTTAACGGTTTGCCCAAGCTCACAGCTGAAAGACTTTCTTTGATGTGCGCGTGCGATGCGCATAAAAAAGCCCCGCTATTGCGAGGCTCTGGTTTGTTTCTGGCAGTTAGCCTGCCACGCTTTGTTATGCGCCAGGATGTCCTTCTTCGTTTGGCGGTCCATTAGGTCCCAGTCGTGAGCCGTCCCGTAGATGGGTTTAACCCAGTCGCAAGCCGTATCAACCACTTCAACCCTTGCGGGTCCAGTTTGCGCGCAGCTCGCAATCAACATCGTCATCAGGCATATGGTTAACAGTCTGCTGTACATTGCTCGCCTCTTTAGTGACTTCCGCTTTACGTTCTGCCGCCGCAACGGTGGCCGCCGCGTTTTCTTCGGTGCGCTGCTTATCTGCTTTCGCTTCAGCTTTGCTGGTACCACGTAGGTGGCCCAGGCCAAAAGCTCCAGCAATAGCAGCAAATACTGCTACAACGAGTCCGGTGATCATCTCAAGCGTCATATAACCACCCGTTCCTTTACCCAGCCATAAACAAATGTCTCGTTCGCGCTGCGCTGTTCTGCCAGTTCGAGATAACGCTGACCCTGGCTGCAATTCAGGGCACGGAGCATAACCAGCTCTCCCTCTTTTCCTCGCCGGGCAAGATAGCTTTTTAACGCGCTGATAGTTCGTGGACCGATAAAACCATCAGCAATCAGATCGGGAAAGAGCGTCCCCTGAATGTTGAATACGTTCAGCCATCGCTGAAACCATTTGGTCTGAACCGATGGGCCCATGTTAACGCCGGTATCGCACAGTTCGGCGGCGATGGCTGGTGATACCTCAGAAACAAGGTCGAAGCGTGGCCCTATCCAGTAGTCAGCCGTCAGGATATCCAGCGCCTGCTGGCGGGTAAGGTTACGCATATCACCGTTATAACCGTGGGCGCGAGCTACCGCTTGAGTGATTCCCCAGTTTGTTGGGCCGCCTTTGTCGTCGGGGTGATTAACGTACCCGCCTTCTTTGCCGAGGATGGCATTAAATATTTCGTCTTTGGTCATTAGTGCCTCAGGTGATCAACCAGACGTGCAACGTTGCCTCTGACGGCCACCAGCACGGAAAGAAAAATGATGTTGGCCCCGATCGTAGGCCATGATGAATGTGGATAAATACCGCACAAGTAGGCAAGCGGTACAGCGCTGTACAAGACGGTAATCAGCCATGCCAGACGTGAAATCCACGGGCGGTGCCGGGAATTGCCGCGACGGTAAAACATTAACGTTATTACCACCCCCGCGCATAACAGCGCGTTAAACGTTGCTGTCGGGTCATTTAGTACCACCGGAACCTCCCCGGCGCGTTATCAGCGCCACCAGCGATCCAACATCCTGGTTACTCAGGAACGTCAGGATTTTGACGGCTAATGCAGAAACGATTACGGCGCCGATGGCATCCAGTGGTTTATCGGTGTAACCAGTCCAGGCCGCCAGCTTTGATCCCACCAGACCGGAACAAATAATTCCAGCGATATACGACACGATGAAATATGCCAGCCGACGTGACGCGCTCAGGTCTGAAGCTGTTGCAATGTAGAATACAGCCCCTGCAAATGCGCCGAATACCACACCGTAATCGGTTCCGGTCAGCAGTCCATAGATACTGGCCCCCGTCAGTGCACCACCAGCCAGCCCAGTGCCGGAAATCGGATCGGACATTTAGCCCCCTCTTATTGCTGTGAGTCCTCTCAGAATTGAGGGGAAATAAAAAAGGCCGCCCGGAGGCAGCCTGATCAAAATAAGTTTTTTAAACTGGTGGCTCTAACGGACCAGCCAGGATACTGACTTCACTGTTGTGACAAATTGCATCATCCCGGGTTAAGTGCCATACGCCAGGTACAATTTCGCCGGTTGATATATCTTCGAATTCTTCACTCTTGAAATAAGCCACCTGGACAGAGTCAACATGCTTAATCCAGTAGAACCCTTCCTGCATAGGTCACCTCATCACTGATAGAGTAGACAGTATAGCGGTACGGCAACGCCATAGCAGACTGAATAATAGATGTGTTTAAACAAATCGGCATTAATATGAGGCACTCCATCCAACAAACCACCCACGGTTGTACGGATATTAACGGAGTGCTTTTGGATGAGCGCTGAACCCAAAGGTCAGTATTTTTACACAGCAATTTTGCAAAAAGCAGCGCCCATTCAAAACTTGAGCAGTCAGCGGGAATCGAACCCGCATCATCAGCCTGGAAGGCTGAGGTAATAGACATTATACGATGACCGCATGGTCCGCCACAGAGGGCTCGAACCTCGCACCGTCAACTTAGAAGGTTGATGCTCTATCCCGATGAGCTAGTGGCGGTAAGTGGCCCTTGCTGGACTTGAACCAGCGACCGGGCGATTATGAGTCGCACGCTCTAACCAACTGAGCTAAAGGGCCGTGAGCAAGATAATACCTAAGTGAAACTAACCATTCAAACTCAATGCGCTTTCAATGCAGTGAACGCTACAAGGTTTGGTTTTATTGCCGAGCCCAAATGCAATACGGCGATATGACAGGGGTACTGTGCCGTAGCACGTTCGCGAATACCCCTGTCGTATCGCCGGAAAGCAAAAGCCCCGACTGGCGGGGCTTTCGTCATATTCAGATTGTCGCTTCTCAACGCTGCCATCGCGGCGCAGCTCTGCCAAGCATAAACTGATTATCTAATTTACTGGCCCGTTTTCAACGTCCACAATCTTAATTAGCACGAATTGCTAAAAAATATGTTTTGATGCTCATTCGGATAAAAGCTTTCGTGACGACAAAAAGACCTTCGCCCTGAATATTTCCAGACACCAGCGCACACGCTTCCGCGCCTCCCATTCTGTTAACCATGGTGCCAGAGATTGCAATTCTCTGGTGATGTCAGAGATTTTTTTTCTGGTGGTGTAATACTGAAGCCCAACAACATATACAGGGTCGTTTATATCAAGCGCCTGCAGTACGGATTGCTCAACGAAATCGACATCATCATTATGCAGGGCTTCGTCAATAATGCCGGAGGGGGCTTTGGGCCATAAAATAGAATGAGCACGATTCAGCGCCTGTTCCCCCTTAAATCCTTCACTGCGAGCCTGATTGAGCGCCGCCGTAAAACGCTCCAGCGCTTTATCCGACCAGCGACCACCTCTGAGAACATTCCAGCAATCATGCCCCCGCGGCATTTTTGGTCCGGTTCCTCCTCTTACGCCTTCACCCCAGGTTGTTAACAATGATTTTATCCATGCCGACTGGATCCCCGTCAGGAGAGTACATTTCCCCAGCCAGCTTTTTCGTGGTGCTGCTGCAGCTTTTTCCAGCGCTGCACGATGTGTACGTTTCTGACGTGGCGTCATTTTTATGTCTCCTTATGCCAGCACGCCAAGCGCGAATGCTAGATCCAGCACGCTTTTTAACATTTCAAGCTGAGAACCATACTTTTGTTCAAACTTGACCGGGTCGTTATGCAATTCTCTGTGGTGCTTACGGCACAGAGGGATAGTAAAACTGTCATGGGCCTTCGTTCCCATGCCCCCCTGACCGTGTCCGATCAGATGGTGTGCGTCACCTCCCCGGTTACCGCAGCAACTGCACGGTTGCATTTTCACCCATGAGATATAGTCATCGTTCTGCCAGCGATAGCGCTTTGGCCTCGCAAAAAATGAAGCTGGTGGCTCAGGATCAACAGCCATACGTACAACCGGCGAGTCCACAGCCTGCTGGTCATTTCTTGAGTTAAACTCCCTGACCCGGTTAGCCAGTATGTGTGTGGCCGACAATGAAGGGGTAATATCACTTTCCCGCATAACCGATGAAAACTCCTCCGGGCGATTACCGAGCGCAGCACACGCAACAGACTCCGGAATAGCAGATGTTATTCCTGAAAGAACAGCCCACCAGCATAGTTCAGCAAGCGATATTTCCCGTTCATTGCCAGATTTCAACGCAATACGGACGGTGTCTAAAATCCATCGGGCAACGTTCAGCTTTGCTATTCGCTCCAGATCTTCTGCACTGTGGTCGCGCAGTTGATTATCACAATAGCAGCAAAGCAGAACCGAACCCGGTTCGTACCTCATCGTCGTCAGTTCGTGATAGTGGTAATTACTGTGCTGATACTGGCAGACACCGCCACCATAACGGAGCAACCAATAATCCAGGCCATTGAGTCCACCAGCAGCAGCAATAACCGACTTGTCCAGAAAGAATGGCATCAGGGATTCATCTTCGAGAAGGGGCTGGCGTGCATCAGGAACACGTCCCGTCGCCAGCGTTGCCATATTTGCCGGCTGGCTCTCGACCAGAACGCGTTCACAGCTAAACAGCGACATCAGTTCGCTACCTGGTTTCAGCAGAACCACACCAAGCTCCCGGGCAATAACAGGTCTGAGTAACGCTCGCATTCAGTCTCTCCACGTCGATTGCTGATAGCGGCGATCCTGCCGTGGCGGCCTCAGGGATTCAGGCAGAAATGCGATGACGATCCATGACAAGTAGTCCGGCGCCAGAGATTTTTCCGCCCTGACATTATTCGCTCTGTATCGCGACAGAAGTTCATCCGCCTGTGTTTCAGTCAGTCCGGTATGATGGAACCAGCTCTTTTTCATTCAAAAACCCCGGACATTTTCAGAAATTCAACAGCACGAGCCCTGGCTCCTGGTTCGTTATTGACCAGCTCCTGTAACAGCTGCAAAGCCATTACAGGTTCTTTTCGTCCGTTAATATTTATGCCGCGGGAAATACCAGGTGACAGTGTGATGGCGCCCTTTCTTTCCAGAGCTTTGAGGTGTGTCAGGGCGGCGTTAGGAGAAGACACGCCAAGCAACCCCGCCAGTTCCTGGCAGGTCGGCGGGTAACCGTGGGAATTGACATAACCCACCAGCAGATCCATAACTTCCTGCTGTCTTGGTGTGAGTTGTTTTTCAGAAGATGCGACAAAACCGACGCAGCCAGAAGACTCGCCAGAAAGTCGTGTTTCAGATTTGATCTTGGTAGTTAGCGCCATGGTATCTCTCCGTGGCGCAGCAGGTGCCGGTTGTTCAGGCCAGCTAAGCGAGTATATCAGAGGGGGGAGAAGGACGATAGCCAGCCTTCTCCAGCATTTTGGTAAAGAGAGACGGTGTGCCAATTATTTCATCGTCCCTTAGCGGCATGAACGAATACATGTCGCCCTTACGGTACATCAGAGCACGGTCACACTGGGGAAAACTTTCAAAGTAAGCAATTACCGCCCTGTCCGCACAACGAATTAATGCAAAACCGGTATCCGGTAGATCCTCCATGCCCCCTCCTCTTTATCTTTCTCACTTCCAGTGCAACATTACTCGTTTTCAAAATTTTCAGTCACTGCTTCTGGTTCATTATCGGATGCACACTGGATGGCGGCTAAGGTCGGATCGTTATTCAGTGCTTTTTCCCGGATCTGGCGCTCTATTTCAGCAGCCATTTCCGGATGCTCTTCAAGCCATGCAGCTGCTTTGGCTCTACCGTTGCCAAGCTTTTCACCATTGTAATCGTACCATGCACCCATTTTATTAATCAGTTTAAGATGAACACCAAGTTCCAGGATCTCATCTGCGCGGGAAATCCCTTTTCCAAAAAGGAGACGATATGATGCCTGCTTGAATGGAGGTGACACTTTATTTTTGACGACCTTGATCGTGGTATCTTTTCCGGTGACCTGATCACCTTCTTTGATAGTTCGGGATCTGACATCAAGGCGAACGGAAGCATAAAACTTGAGGGCGTTCCCCCCTGTAGTGGTTTCCGGATTACCGAACATGACGCCAATTTTCATACGGAGCTGATTGATGAATATAACGATGGTTTTGGTTTTACTAATTTCTCCGGCAAGTTTGCGCATAGCCTGCCCCATCATTCTCGCCTGAAGCCCCATTTGCGCATCGCCTATTTCTCCTTCAAGTTCAGCCTTAGGCACCAGGGCAGCTACCGAATCAACGACAATCAGACCGACAGCACCGGAACGTACCAGTGCATCAGTGATTTCAAGCGCCTGCTCTCCGGTATCGGGTTGCGATATAAGCAAATTGTCGATATCAACCCCTAACTGCTTTGCATAACGGGGATCAAGAGCATGTTCGGCATCGATGAAAGCACACTGTCTGCCTTCACGTTGCGCACTGGCAATAGCAGAAAGCGCAACTGTTGTTTTGCCGGATGATTCAGGACCGTAAATTTCAGAGATACGACCAACCGGGAAACCACCACCAAGAGCAATATCTAATCCAAGAGAACCCGTTGAAACCATTTCGACGTTTAAGTGAGAACCGTCACCCAGACGCATTATCGCACCTTTACCAAACTGTTTCTCAATGTGTCCCATTGCTGAGGCCAACGCCTTTTCTTTTTCTTCCTTCGTTGATGGTCTTGTATTGTCGGGTAAAACAGATTTTTTCTTGTCAGCAGCCATCGTGTCATCTCCTTACACCTAATGGGTTAACTGTATGCATATCCATACTGTATATAAAAACAGTACACCTAAAAAATGAAATGATCAACGCTTTAAGAGCACAAATTGTTAATCCATCTGTCAGGAGGGGAAAAATAAACCCGCCGTAGCGGGTTGAATACAATGATGTTTTTAAGCAGCGATTTCTTTCGTCTGGCACAACTCGGGCAAATTGGCGCGCACCAGCGCCTCAGCGAACGGCGGCGGTACCGCGTTAACTCACTTAGTCAAGTGTTTATCGTAGACTATGAAAAACCCGCCGAAGCGGGTTTCTCTGGATGGATAGATTATGCAACGTTCAGTTCAGAACAGTTGCACACAGGAATTGGGAAAGGGTGGCCCTTTCTCGCATGACGCATTACCCCATTGATACAAACAGAGTAGCGAAAAATAATTTCGCACGTCTTCCCGCATTTACTACAGGTTCCCATTGCCATAGCTAAGGTTTCCCTGCATACCTGTAAACCCATACAGATTGCGTTTTGTTGGGAGAACCGCTAAACTTCATTTTGTCAAGTTTAAGTGTAGCGGTGGGTTGCCTCCATACACACCGGAAAGTTCCTAGGCTTTCCGCCCCTTAAGCCCTGTACCTAACAGGGCTTTTTCAATAGAACTCGAAACAAAGCTGCTTAGTTTGATAACCGAGCTTATCCAGCATCGTTTCTGCAAACAAATCAGCTTGCCATTCAGAGTCTTCATTTATCGCTGGTTGTTTATTGGCAAAATGTAGAACAGGTTTATGCTGAAGGAGTAAATGTCCTAATTCGTGAAAAATAACGAACAAAGCGGACTGCTCCCCTGCACATGCCATTTCATATATATGATTTGGTACCCTGATGGTTAAGTTTTCTGGTTCACAATGCCCAATAGTTAACCCAAGAGTTTCCTTGAACCATTCATCATCATCCATTGGATCAAGGACAATGTTCCATTCGGACAGCTGTTCCAACGCAATATCAAATCTACGTGGCCTACGTTTGTATTTATATTTGCTTGTAAAACCAAGAGCAAAACAAGCGTTAACAGCTCTTAATTTAATATCCATTTCACCCAAGGGGCGAACACGTGTACCACGCATTTGATACATAAAATTATCCTACATAATTATTTCTTATTGATTTCTGCGAGCAACTCAGCGAATTTTTTTAACTCTTCGCGAGTAAACTCTGACTTAGCAAATCCAGCGACAAGCATTTGCTGTTGCTTTGATAAGCCTTCTATTGGTACAGACTCATTTGAAATGTTAGCAAGCACATCCAAATCATCAATATAATAACCTTGCTCAGCGAAAAGCTCATTGATTGCCGATACCCACTTGGCAGGTATTTTTTTAGAGCCGGTTTCTAGACCACTTAAAAATGCAGAAGTCGTTCCCAAGGCCTTAGCCATAGTGAGTAAGGTATATCCTGTATCAATCCTCGCTTTTCTGACGGCCTTACCGAATTCAGTGAGCGCCATAGTCCAATCCTCAGTTTGCTTATGTGTACAGATGTGATAACAACCAAATCTGTTAGATACCCAAGTGCCATGATGATGAATTTACCACAACATATTTTTTTGTAAACCAATTTAGTTAATTTTTTTTCACGGATTGGTAGTCATTATTAACCATCACTTCCACCTAGTGTTAACTTCCCTTGATGTGCAGACGCGGCTCATCATCTTTCGGCTCAGGCCATTCGCGCTGCTTGTTCACTGCCAGCTTTTCTACCATCGACTGGTTAATCTGCTCGTCACTGATACCAGCACGACGTTGCGCATCCCATAACAGGAATTGCATGTCAGCCCATTCGCTAAGGTCGCCGGGTTCAGCAGCAGCCTCGAGCGTTTCTTTGGAAAGGTGCTTAAGTGGACCGACGGGACCAACATTGCCGAACGTGGCATCAGACCATTCAGCGTGCTCACGGCGAACCTGTTCGCGCAACTCATCGCGATCATTTACAGGTTGGCTACCCTGAAGCATGGCGGCGCGGCAGGCCTTCCAGCCTGCATGAAATTCGTTAATCATCCAGTCAGGCTTTAAATCAGGCACTACCGGCGCTGGAGGGGCGGTGTATAGCTTAATGACGCGGCGCGAGTCTGCGTTCGGCGTTATGGGATTGACAGTAAACAGGTAACCTAACCCGTCTTTCTCAACGTCCCGTAATTCCTGCTCGTCGGTCCACGCCACAAGCTCAGCTTCGAGCGATGCCAGCAGACGACGCATACCAGCTATCGCCATATCGATGTAGACAGACTGAATGCCGAGATTACTTAGCTGCTCCAGCCCTTCGATTGTGTCCGTGATGGAATCTTTGGTAATAGCGGTCATCTCAATACATCCTCTACACTGATGAAACCTTTTCGGCTCAAATAGTCCATTGCGGCGCCGTGTAACTTGCTGTCTGGTCTGGCGTTTCTGAGTGAATAGGACAGGCGTTTAACCAACATCGTTAATTCTTCCACTTGCTTTTCTGCCCGATCTGCTCGCTCACCCTCAGACTCAGCCAGTCCGTGGTAATGCCATTTTTCAGCCTCGTATGCGCTGGCGTAACCGTTGGCGCTGTCCAACTCATCCAGCAGCGCCAGCACGGTGGCGGGGTTGGCAGACGTCAGGAACCCGACGCACTTTGCAGGAACATCACCATCTGTGCAGTTGATGACCGTCGAGCCGGTTTCGTCTGTTATGTATGCTTTCGAATGTTGCGTCGCGCGCATGTATTGCCACTTCACACCACCTGCGCGAACTGCATCAGCACGCAGCGCCTGTTTGTCGATTGTCATACTGATGCTCCATAAACCTGCATTACACGCCCCATCACAGGGCTTTTCTCCAGCGCCGGCAGCGCTGAAAATCCCTTTTCCTGACTGCTGCTGTATCGCCTGAGGTCATAATCAATCACCGCACGCTGGTCGCGGAAAATGCCGCAACGACCATGACGAATGAAGCCGCCGCGCTCCAGCGCAATACGCAGATATTTTTCTGCAGTACCGCGATGCAGGCCGAACAGCGAAACCACCTCTGACGTCGTCATGTGTCCGTGCGCTTTCACCATGTGGATAATCCGATCGATAATCATTGTTCGTTCTCTTTGTGTTTTTGGTCGGGCCATCCGGGTTATCTCCTGGCCATGCGCAGGCATTCTTCGCGCCGCTGAGCAATGCGGGAAACTTCGACGGAATTACGGGCAATAGCCAACATGTCGGTATAAACCGTAGCTGCGCGGCGCCACAGCCCGCGGGACTCCAGATTTCGGGCAATACTTTCAGCCTTGCGCGTTTTAACGGGATCGCTTTTTTCTTTCATAAATGGCAGGGTAACCTCCGGTATCCCCGCCCCTGGCACCGCGTTGTAAACATACTGAGTACCGTTATGGCTTCGGGTTATCGTCCCGTTAACTGTCAGCGCCCGAAGGAGACGGCCAGCCGTTCCTGCAGGAACATCCAGCGCCTCGCAGACATCACGCAGCACACATCCCGGAATATGGCGAACAACAACCGCCACCTGGTCTTTTTGTGTAAGTTCTTTGGTCATTGGTCAAAACTCGTTTAGTTGATTAATCCTGCCGCTTTGCGGCGTTTGTATTCATCCATCAGCAACTGTGCCGGAGTTGGTCCTGCCGGATGGTGTGGTGCCGCCAGCTGTCGACGTATCGGCGGAACAGAAAGGCCATTGCTGACATGTCTGGTCCATTTCGTAAGTAATTTTTCTGCCAGTTTTTTTAATTCCCCCTCAGTCATCTGACGTTCAACTCCAGTCCTGCGCATTTCAATGCAAATGTGATATAGCACTGGCTGCGGCCACGGATATTTGTCACTGCCTGAATAACGGTAAGACTCATTACGCCAGCGCTTGTATTCAGCCATTACCTTCTCTGAAGTGAGGTTGAACGGGTTAGCGCCACTCTCAGATACCAGCGAAACAAATTCTGCAAGATCCGGCGGCCATGTGTTCCCGACTGCACAACGCTCCATGCACTGTTGGCAGACCCGCTTGATCTGATACTCAGTCATTGAACCTATCTGAGCTATCCAGAGGGCTGTTGGCTCTGCCCCATTTTTCTGCGTCCACCGGTTCGAGAATATTTCCCCCATCACCTGCCACAATCGCCAGGCCGTTTCCGTTGCCATCAAGTCCGTTACGGCGCCTCCATTCTGCATGGGCTGACTGTATTGACTGAACAGCTCTGGATGCTGTTGATTCTGGTCGTGCTCCCACATTGTTATCACCTCCGGTTGCTGGTTTGATTACTGTGCTGACCCGCCCTAAATGTCGTGCGAACTTCTGCTCCCATTGCACCTGATGGAATACCTTCCCTTCGGCTTGCCAGTAGGCGATGAAGCTGTTCAGTTCTGCCGGAAGGTTAATACCTGGCTTTAACGGCATTCCCCACAGTTCAGCCATTCGTCGAAAATCAGAGGATGGTTTCCAGGACGGGTACATTCCAAACTTTCCGAAAGTCTGCGCGTTACCAAATGCAATGCCTGGCTGATCCGGATATTCCGGAAAAACTGGTTCGACCACTTCGCTATGTGTGGGGTTTAGATCTTTATGGTTCCTTGGTAGATTCCCGATCCCGTTTTTGGGTGTCTTTGACGGAAAAAACGGGTGTCTTTGGTCATTTTTAAGACAACCGTTTTCGGGTGTCTTATCGTTAAGCCTACCGTTATTGGGTGCCTTTAAAGGCTCCCGATTTTGGGTGTATTCAGAATCAACAACGCTTTCTTCGACACCTAGTAATTTGTATACGGGTATCTGTTTGGTTCGCCCCTTTCGTTCCCCGGTGTCGGCAATAAGTCCGATTTCGATCAAATGCCGTAAACCAGCCTGCACGGTTTTTTTGTCCAGTTCCGTTGCCTCTGCAAGTGCAGCAACAGATGGATATGCACATAAGTCAGCCCCGCACATATCTGCCAGCCAGGTAAGAATCGCCTTACTGGAAGATTTTCCGGTTTTAACTTTTTTGGCCCATCGCATTGCATCAATGCTCATGTAGCCTCCCCGTGTATAGCCTGCTCATTGGTAAAAACTCGTTAAAAAACTTGCGGCGCTACGGCGCTGATACTCGCCAGTAGTGGTCCCGCCGCTTCTGCTGGCAACATGTTGAATAACGCGATTGCCGCTTCGCGGATCTCCTTTTCAAGCCTTTGTAGCGGAGCCCCGATTAACTTGGCCTGATGTGCCTCGCCGCATTCTTTAATCGCGCAAGCCACCAGTTCATTTTCTGTTTTTCCCTGCCGTAGCCCGTATGTTCTGGCTATCTCAATCGGCATAACCTCTGCAATCGCGTGCGAGAGCTGCATGACATAGCCTGTATATTTGCTGGAGTTCGTCTCGTTCTTCAGGTAGCGAAACAGGTTTTGTTTGTTTACCGATATTCCACGCCCTCCCTCTTTCGCCCACTGTTCGGCCACCAGCTGAGCGATTTTTTCCTGTGCCTGCCCTGGCAAGGTGGATTCCCATTCCCTGACGGCGTTAAAAATCGCCCTGTGCCGGATCGTGTCGCGGCGTCGCGGCTCATAATGATTTTGAGTTTTCAGTTGGACAGATAGCCGTTGGTTATGATGTTCATACGTTACGGATTGCATTGTTGAACTCCTTGTTGCGGTATCCCATCAGATGGATTCGGATATAGGTCGGGACGAAGCTCATGCGGTGTAATTCCAGTAACACTGTAGATTTTCAAAACACGCGTTGAAGGAACAGAGCCTTTACTTTTCCACTGGCTTACAGCCATGCCACTTACCCCAATTGCAGTGGCTAATTTATTGGCTGAGCCAGCAATCCGAATTGCGTTATCAAGAGCCGTCATGTTTTTCTCCTCGTTATGATGGACACAATAAAGCATAGGTTTACACCAAATGCAAACACTTAATTTATTGTGAGTATAAACCAAACATTTACAATGACTGTATGAAACAGAATGAAGAGTTTGATAACCAACTGGTTGCTCGCTTAGAAGAAATCACTCACAGAGGCATCAGCAAAGCTGAAATGGCTCGAATCGCAGGGGTTACTCCTCAGGCTGTAAATGGGTGGTTTAAGAAAGGGGTAATAAGCAAAAAGTCTGCAATCGCTATTGCGGACGCTGCTAATGTGTCTGTAACTTGGTTGCTCGGTGAAAAAGTTGCTGAGGATTCAGGCCTGAAACCAAATGAAACTAAGATGCTCAGCCTCTTCAGACAGCTACCCGAAAGCGAGCAAGACAAAATGATAGATCTCTTTACCCTTCGGCTCAGAGAGATCGATGAATATGTCGAGAAGTATTTGCGCGGACGATTCAAATCGAACGATGAGTGATTGGTATTGACACTATCTTATAGAAACCGGCTCCCGCCGGTTTTTTTTTAGCCCTGCTACTGCTGCGTTCACTTCATCCCCCCCCACAAACCTAAAGTTTACACTCACTATAAATCCAATATTGACAATACGTATAAACCAGTGCTTTAATCATTATCAAGCACTGAGTCATCGAGGCAGGACGCCCACGAAGTAGCTGCCGGCGGCATACGAAACACCGGATGAGATGACAAGAACGCGTACTTTGCGGTGAGCCAGTATCAGTTCTCGGCCTGAATTGCGAGTTATAGGGGATGAACGAGACGACCAACGCGTTACTGACTCACCAGCAAAGTACGCAAAATCAATGCGCAGCAGGTACCAACGTTCCGCCAGCCAGCGTTACAGGCACAAAGCGAGGATTTACCATGATTGATTTCGCAAGTAAGCCAGTGCGGCAGCAGGCCGTATTGCTTAACCGGGTTGAAGTGATAATCCGCCTTATCTGCTACACCCTCGCCCAGAAAGGCGATCCGTCTGTAGACCAGCAGACTGCAAGACGTCCATAAACGAGTTTTGACCAATGGCTATGACCAGTAAGGATAAAAGATGGAATTTGGAATGAAGCGCGTTGTGGCCTCTGTCCAGGCCGTAGCAATACTGAACAAAATATATGGAGGTAAGCCAGTTTCGATAGCGGCCATCAGTAAAGAATCAAACCTGTCCGTTTCCTACCTGGAGCAAATTTTCTCAAGGCTGCGCGTAAGCAATATCGTGGCAAGCCAGCGTGGTCCGGGCGGCGGGTACCACCTGATAAAAACAAATCCCAGCGTGGCTGACGTCGTTCGCGCTGTAACGCGCACACCTGATTCATTTGAACCCGTGCTGAATGCTCTCGAGTGGGTTCCTGTTGCGCAGCTGTCGCAGGGAAAATCCACTGCCTCATAAAGCACAAAACCCGCGCAAGGCGGGTTAAGTACCCGGTCAGCCGACCAAAGCTTTCCGGAACGAGTTTTGACCAATGACCACTACCAAAGGCGGCAATCATCAGCTGCCGGGTATCTTACAACCTTAAGGAGCCCGAACGCAATGAACAACTATGCGTATCTCATTAAAGCAAAGGCCAAAGCTGCTGACGCTAAAAATTTGTATTGCTGGTTCTCTGCAAAATCAGACTCACGCGCTGAACGCGAAATTCTCAATATACTGGAAGACGCCGGAGTTGAAGTCGGTCGTGGCGCAGACCATCAGCTTCCAATTCGTACTAACTGGTTAGTTGTTGACGATCTGCCGGACGAAGGGGCACTGGATGATACCTGGTGTGATCGTTACGAGCTTGCTGATGATGGGATTAGCTGGATAAAAATTGTATCCGACAATACTGGCAACACAGAAAAAGCCGCAGTAACGGATAAATCGCAGGATGATAATTCCGAAACAATAGCCGAAGATGATGTGAGCACTCAACAACACCATGATAAAGGGGAAGAAGACGGCAACCCGCCTGTCCCGCCCGAATTAACCGTTGTTGCGACAATGCCATTCCGGCATCGTATCCTTGCCCAGTTCCTGACAGATAACGAGTATGTATATCACGTTGACGTTGCGCAGAAAAAAGCGATTATCGCTCTGGAAATGGACACTGATAATTCGTATGTACAGAATATTCTTCTCGCAGCCGAAAATGTGGAACTATTTAAAAAAGCACCGGAGATTGACATCCACAGAGTAGTTAGCGCAGCTAAACAGGTATTTCCTGCCAATGGAAAAATCCCGGATCTGGCTACCGTTATTCAGTTCTTTACTGCATGGTTTAATACAGAACATATTGACCGCGGACTACTGGTTAAAGAATGGAGTAAAGGGAATCGCGTATCCTGCATTCAGAAAACATCCTGTGGGGCGAACGCTGGTGGTGGAATAAAAACTGACCGCAACCCTGATTACACACATACTCTCGAAACTCTTGATTATGAAATTGCAGCGGCCACTTTGCCGATGGATTTTGATATTTACAATATTCCGTTATCCATTCATCGACGTACAAAAGAGCTCATCGCAAAAAGAGAGAGCCCATGGAAAGAATGGTCCGCAGCACTGCGCGCAACTCCCGGTATCCTGGATTACTCCCGCGCTGCTATTTTCGCGCTGATCCGTGGTACATCATCCGAACTGGTTAAATTTCCTGGTCGGCTGCGTGCCTATATCAACGCAAGCCTGACAGAAAGCAATCACGAAAAACCAACTGAAGAAATTCTTGTAGCCGCGCGCCAGATAAACTCAGCGGCGGTAACCCTGGAAGCAGTTAAGGGTGCGATTGACGGTCACAAAGAAACGTTAATCCCTGATGGGGTGGGCGAAGAATATGCCGTTGTTGGTAAAAAACTTATTACTGAAGCTCGGTCTCGCACTGAGCAACCGGGCATAGAAAACCTGGGCAATGGCGTTTTTTCTTTAGAAAACCTGCTTAATACCCCGCCGGCACAGCCTTTATCTGTTGTTGACCAGCTTCGCCAGAACTCCGCGGAAGAAAAAATGAATGGGGATAAAAAAGAGGAGATCGCCAGCGATGTGCAGATGGAAGAAAGTGGCAACGATGAAACCAAAGCTGGTATTGAAGTGCCTCCGGGCGAAACAGCAACTTCGCCAGATGAAAGCGCTGATTCAGTTGGTGAGCAAACAGATACCCTGAATAATGAAACCGTTCATCAAAATATCGGGCAAAATTCGGACAAACTGTATTCCCATCTGATGGTGGATCTGGAGACGATGGGTAATAAACCTAACGCCCCTGTCGTTTCCATCGGTGCCGTATTTTTTGATCCGTCGACCGGTGATACCGGCGCGGAGTTCTACAAAGTTGTCAGTCTGGAATCTGCTATGTCGCATGGTGGTGTACCGGATGCATCAACCATCATCTGGTGGATGAAACAATCATCAGAAGCGCGTTCTGCGATCGTTATGGATGATTCAATTCGGCTTGATGATGCCCTGCACCAGCTTAATGACTTTATTGCAGAAAATGCCGCAAACGGACCTGAGATAATGCAGGTCTGGGGAAATGGTGCCTCATTCGACAACGTCATCCTCCGCGAGTCTTATGTTCGTACTGGTATCGACTGTCCATGGAAATACTGGAATGACCGGGATGTCCGGACAATGGTCGAACTTGGAAAAGCCGTTGGTATTAATCCCCGCTATGACATCAAGTTTGAGGGTGACATGCACAATGCGTTGTCCGATGCCAGACACCAGGTCAAATACGTATCAGTTATCTGGCAACGACTGACGACAAACTGATTTTCGATTTTCAGAATTACGACCACCAGCCGGTTATCTTTCACCGGCTGGCTATCTGAGGTGATAGCCATGTATGAACTCACACTGTCACCAGCGGAAATTACAGAAATTACGGGCTACAGACGGTACACAGAACAGCAACGGCAGTTGCGTTGCCACGGGATCCCGTTCACTACAGACGGGAAGAACAGGCCAATTGTTCTGCGTCGGAATCTGGCACCAAACACGACTGAATTACCAAAGGTTGACGAGTATGTTGCAACAGAACCCAACTTCGACGCCATTTATGGGAAGACCACGCAAGAATCCAAAGGACGCCCATCTGCCTCCGCGGGTTACCAGAAATAAATACAGCTATGTCTGGAAACCGAAGGGAACGAAACTCAGCGTTACACTGGGGAAAATTCGGGATACCAGCATATCCAGGCTCTGGCAGCGCTATGAAGAAGAAAAGGCAAAACGTCATGATGTGATGACGTTCTCGAAATTATGGTCGATGTTTCTGGACAGCCCGACGTTCACTGATTTATCAGTCAGGACGCAGACAGACTATCGTCAGCATCAGAAAAAATTGCTGGCAGTGTTCGGAAAGATGAGAGCAGATGATATCAAAATTGAGCAGATACGTGTCTATATGGACAGGCGTGGGCTTACAAGTAAAAATCAGGCTAATCAGGAAATATCCAGCATGTCCCGCGTCTACGGATGGGGATTTGAAAGAGGCTATGTGAAGGGGAACCCCTGCAAAGGGGTTCGTAAATTTACGCTAAAGCCCCGGGAGGTTTACATCACTGATGAGGAATACCAGGCTATTTATCTTGAAGCAGCACCGGCTCTGCGTGTCGGGATGGAAATCGCCTATCTGTGCGCAGCTCGCGTTTCCGACGTTCTCTCGTTGCGCTGGTCTCAGGTCAGCGATGAAGGAATTTTTATCCAGCAAGGTAAAACCGGAACAAAGCAGATCAAGGCATGGACAGTCCGGTTGCAAAATGCGATCGCTTTAGCCAGGACATTAGGCGGTGAAACCACGGTTATCTGCAGCAGCAAGAAAACGAAATATTCTAAAAGTGGGTTTAACGATTTATGGGAGGCAGCGCGGGAATCGGCAGGGATAGTTCTGGGCAGAAAACTGAACTGCACTTTTCACGATCTCAAGGCAAAAGGCATATCTGACTACGAAGGTTCCAGCAGAGAGAAACAGCTATTCTCGGGTCATAAAACGGAAAGTCAGGTTCTTGTTTATGATCGCAAAGTGAAAGTTTCACCGACCCTGGATCTTCCTGTTTTGGGAGATTCGGAAGATGATGAAGGCGAGAAATATACCAAGTGA